GACTTAGATCCCTTATCTGATGAATATGGGAATCTAGGTTTATAAGGTCTATTTCCAAAATCATTTCTCATAATTTTCTCCTAATATTGATTTTTTACTCTAAATAAGTTTGCAAGTCCACCCTTATTTAATGTCATTGTTATATCGTCTGTTGCAATTTCATTATCTTGAATTATATCTTTATCTTTTAAAGAAGCCCTTAATTGTTGTTTCTCTCGAATTTTTCCTAAATAATCAGTTATAAATGAAGCATACTGGTCCTCTTCATCAGCAGGTTCCTCTAAAATAGGAGGTAATTCTGGTTGACCATCTCTAGTCTCTTCATCGTCATCTTTCTTTTTAGTTAAATTTTTTATCTCTTCATTTATTTTTACAAGATTGGTTGTCTCTTCTAGACTTTTCATTTCCTTCGGATTATTCAAATCAACATCTGATAATATCACTCCTTTGGCATTTTCAAGAGCTCTAATATATTCTTTTTTTGCTTGCATTACAGGAATGCTGTTTTTTACTATGTTATAAAAATCACCTTTACCCAATGAAATACTCTTTACAGCCGCTTTAGGTGGAACTCCGAAGGCTATCATAATAGCGGGCATAACAAGTTTGCTTAGTCCCGTCTTCATCATTTTTGATTTTTGAGTGGCTAATGTTTTCTCATAGTTTAATTTTTTCTTATCTACGTTCTTCTGATGAATTGTTACTCGTTGATTCTTTGAAGGTGTTATTCCATGCAGATCTAAAGCGTAGGGCATTTCCACAGTACCTTGAAATTCTGTATTAACTGCTTCTCTATGTTGTTTGTCTTCCAAATTTTTAAAAGTTTCTTTAACCGAAGGTCCACCATGGAGACTCGCTCCTATGTTAACTGTACTAGGAGCTGAACTCTTTGGTGCTGAAGTATCAAATTCTCCACCTGCCCAATCCCCCCAGTCACTACCTCTATATCCAGGTCGTTTACCATTGCCACTAGATTTAACTAGCTGTGATATTCCCCCACTGTTCATAAATAAAGTTGTAGGAGCATTAGATTGATCTTCAACATTTTCTGCAAAAAGATTGATCATTTCTCCTCCAGTATTTTCATCTGGAGCTTCTGCGGTTGTGACATCCATTTCACTTTCTTCAGTATCTAAAATTCCATTACTAGATGTTTGTTGCATCATACTTTCATTATATATCTGTAAATAGTGTTCATGATTAGGATGCATGGCTGCTGCATCTGGATTTATTTCATATGTTTTTAACCATCCTAAATATTCAGGATCTTCTGTTCCATCTTCAAACTTTTTTCTAAAATGATTTGCAATGCCTCCTTTTTTAGCTTGCAAATAATATTCAGGCAGTTGATTAAGTTCAAAATTTAAATGTGCAGTTCCACCCCCTGCATATTCTTTTTCCCAACGCTTTGCTATTTGTGGATGATTAGCGTGTAGAAATCTTCGTTGCTTTTCAGATTGAAAAGGCATTAGCTTCTAGGACCTTTGAGTTTAGTAACATCAAATCTTTTCGTTGCATCTGATTTTGCTTTTGCACGATTTGACATTTTTTGTTTTTCAATAGATGTTGCAGCTCTAAGCATAGCTAATTCTTCGTTTTGATCCATTTTCTCTTCTTGAAGATCTCTATTCATTAACATTTTAGTTTTATCTAAATTAATTCGAGCTTCGTCTTCTTTTTCTTTTCTCTTATTGTCTTGAGCCTTAAGATCTAGTTCTCTAGCTCTTAATTTAGCAATTGGGTCATTACCAAAACCTCCCATTACTTTTTGTTGCTCTTTAACAAACTCTTCCATCATTTCTGCAATTAAAACAGCTTTTCTAGCTTCTACTTCTAATTGAAGTCTTTCTAGCTCTTGTTTAATTTGAGGATCCTCTTGCATTTGTGGATTTTGTTGAATTGTTTGCTGAATCTGTTGTATTTGCATAATATTATCTCTCATCTCTAGTTGAACTTGTTCATCGGCCATTAATGCCATGTGTTCAAAAATATTTTTTTCTAAAGCTGATAAAATCACCGGATTATTCATTGCCATGTTTGTACCCATAAAAGCTAAGTGCGCTGTAATGTGTGATTGATGGTCTTGTCCAGTAAATGCTTGAAAAGGTTTTCCACCTAAAGCATCTATGTGTTCTAATGCTGGATTTTTTGGTTGAGGCTGTGCAGGAGGCGGTAGTACTTGATCAATGTTTTTAACACCTATTGCCTCATACATATCCCTATACGCTTCGTACATATTATGCATTTGGGGATTTGATTGTGCTAATTGTAATTCTGTTTGTGCAATAGAAACTCTTTGAGTAGAAGAAAATATATTTGGATCTGCTACAGGAAGTATATCTATTTTATCGTCAAAATCTTGTTGCTTAATTTGATTATTTCCACCCACCACATCATACGGATACACTGGAGGTAGATACGTTGAAAATACATCTGCTAATAAAACAAACTCAATTTTCATAGACGCATACAGTCTCTTATGTATCGCTGACATGACTCTCGAACCACGTTCTAAAAGAGCTACAGTAGTTCCAACAGCAGCCTGTTGGTTCCCGTCACCTACCTGCATGTCAGCAATTGACGCGAATCGCTGGCCAGCCGTAACACAAATTCCCATCAATTGTAATAATGTCGCTGAAGGTTCTTTGTAAGGCAAAGTCATAAAAGCATCTTTAAGGTTTCCACCTGGTGCATCGACATCTCGAAATTCACCAGGTTGGAGAGATTGGGCATCGTTGTTTACACGAATTCCTCTCTGCTTAAATCCTGCAGGCAAATTGGAGAGGGTACCTGCATCTAAAAGTTGACGAAGAGCACTTGTGGCTGCTCTTGTTAAACCGCCAATCATATGAATTAATCCAAATCCATAAAAACCTAAACCAGGCAAAAACTTAAAATGCACAAAGTATTGTGTTTTTAATTTCTTGGGATCATCAACTTTAAAGTTTCTTCTAATTGATAAAACTTTTCTTGAGCTACTATCAATTGTGACAATGTATGGAAGCTTAATTCCTGTTGGCATTCCATCTTCGCCTCTGTCTTCAAACCCTTCAAGATCTAGATCGACATGGCATTCAATTAACGTGTATATCTTATTATCTTTTTGATAACCCGTTGCTGAAGTACCTTCTAGCTCTCGTTCTTTTTTCTTAACTTCAGATTCTTCTGCGTAAGGTGCATAGAGTTCTATATCTCTATAAAATCCTCCAACCTGCTGTTTACGTAAATCGTTCTCTGAAATTTTTAATACATGACATATGGATTCCGCATCCTCTAATGAGGTAGCCGAATACGGAACCACTAAGTCATCCGCCGGAACAAACTTTGATACAGCTCGTCCCATTAAATCGTCGTAATAAACTTTTTTAAATGTTGAACCTGCTAATGGCAAATAGAATAACATTTGATCAAATTCAGGTTCATACTCTTTCATGACATCCATAAGTTGGTAGTTCATAAAATCTTTTACTCTTGTCGCTTGGTCCTGTTTTTGAGGAGTAGCCATTCCTAAAATTTGAGTCCTAATTGGACCATTCGCAGGAAGTAATTCTTTATAAGCTTGTGATTGAAACTGTGTGACAGCTTCAGCTAAAACGGGGTGAGTAGCACCTGAAGCTCCTTGAAATGGTTGTGTTCTTTGTTCAAACTGAAATCCTAAAAGATCTAAACCTTTTGCATAAGATCTTTCCCATTCTCTTCTGGATTCTCTGTAATCTGTATAGTTACCCATCAACTCAGATCCAAGAGGTTCTAAAATTGAATCAGGTAAAAGTTCAGCTAAATTTTGGTAATGATTTGATCCTTGCTCCGGAGCCACTGCTCCAGGAGAAAAATTAACGTCTACACTTCCATCCTCGTTTTCTGTAACTTCTGTATCTTGGTGAGTAGGAACAGTTTCTTGCATTTGAGAAACTATTTCTGCTTCTTGTTGTGGTCCGGGAATTGTAGTAGTCTGCCTTACGTTAGGTAAGGATTTGTCTATGTCTGCCATTTGTTTTCTCCAATCTTTCTGGTTTATCTTGTTTTGGCTTATTAATCAACCCTTTCGGGTCTGGTCCTCTTAAAGGAGGAATTGCTTTCCATTTAACATTCTTCATGTTTTTAACTAATGTTGGGTTTTTCATTTAATCCGTTCTTTAAACACATCAGGAAGATCGGGCTCAGAATCTCCATGTTCTTTTTCATATACGTCAGCTGGTAAGAATTTTTTATCGTGATACTTCATCATTTCGCTTAATAAGAAAGGTGCCTTATCAGGATCCACTAAAGGATCTCCTTTTTCATCACGTAAAAGATTTGGCTGGGATTTATCAAAAATTTGATAGGCTCCTGTAATAGCCGCAGCTGGCACCGATGCTCTCGACAAAGTGTTAACCATTGCTACAGGCATTCCTGCTCTAATAACTACATCACCTAAAATTTTTAATTTATTTTTCCAACCAGGTACCTGTGTAATCATTTTTAATGTTGTTGTTGCTCCGTATCTTTTAATTACACTTTCCCAAAAAATAGGGGATAAATAATTAGCTGGATTTTTTACATCAAAACTTGATCCCTGTAACACCACTGTAGCAACAGGAGTGAGTAAAGGAGTTAAAGCTTGATCTATAAGTTTAAGTGAAGCCATAGGTAAATTTTTAACTCTTTTTAAAAAAGTCTCTGGATTTTTATTAAGTTTATTGGAAATACATCCAATCATATCTACACTAGATGCATAAGTAATTCTTCCGCCGTCTGCTTTTTTAATAGGACAATCTACAGATTTAGCTATTTTTAAAAGTTCACTTTGTTCTAAAGCTTTTAATTCATTAATAGCTAAATTAATAACTTGAGTTCTATTTAAATTTCCTCTTTTTAATTCTTTAAAATCAATATCACCTAATTTAGTATTTTTACCAATAGATAACGATGTATCTCCACCAATACTTTTAGTAGTAATAGTTCCGTCTTCCGCTCGCGTTACAATGTCAACAAACTTTAATCCTTTAGCTTCTGTTTTTACCAAATCGTTTTTTACAATTCTTTTTAATCTGGCGTTGATTGCTTCTAAAATTCTATTATTAAAAGTTGTACTTGGTCTTGCTAAAGCCCAATTTCTTATTTTCTTTAATCTAATAATAGTATCTTCTGCTTTCTTCATCGAATCTAAGTTATTAATGTCTTTATCAATTAAAGCTAACTTATTTAATGTTTGAAGCTCTGTTTTATCCGCCATATGGTGAATAACTTTTTGAGAAGAACTTTCGCCTGATAATATTTTTGTTTTAAGCTTCTGAATTTCTTTATAAACCCATTCTGGATCTGTTGCCTTCATTACGTAGTAAGAAGTTTTTTTAGACTTTAATTTTTCTTTATCACCTTTAGGTGGTTTAATATTATCTTTATAAACATCAGTATTTTTTACATTTTCTAAATGATTTTGAATTTTTTTCAAATTTTCTTCTGTTGCAGGCAAAGAATTTATTTTAAAAACATCTAATGCTGGATTAGTCATCCTAACCCTAATTACTTTACCACCTCCACTAGTAGTTTCCAAAACTACACCCATTCCTTTTACTTTTGTCTGTTTAATTTTTTTAGCAAGTGAATCACTTACTTCAGTCACATTTATCTTTCTTTTAGCTGCCGATATCTCTGCTCCTTTTTTAGAAGCCTCTTCTCCTCCCATAAAAAAATTTTTCTGAGGATTTTCTTTAAATGGTAAACGACCACCATCTGCTAAATCAAACCTTTCTCTTAAATTTGGTTTATATTTTCTTTGTAACCAATTGGTATACATTATCTGCTCCTAAAATGATCAGCAATACCACCTCGTGCATAAGGAGGTACCATATCTATGTCATCTAAATTTAATTTACTTAAATCAAGTGTCTCTCTGTTAAAATTTGGATCATCCACTCTTAATCCTTTCGCATCTCTAGCATTTTTCAAAAATTTAGCATAATATTCTGCAGATTGCACCGATCCTTGATTTGGAAGGTTAAGTAGAGCCTTATTTCCAAAAGTATTTTGGAACATTAACAAAGGATCGGCTCCTTTGTTTAATTTATCTATAACTCCGCTAATTAAACCGTCTTTTTCCATTTTATTTAAAATAAGTCTTGCTTCTCCCTTAGCGGCAGCAAATTCATTTGTTTCATTGAACAATATTTTAGCAACATCAATATTTTTAACGTCAGAAGTTTGAAAATTCATTTGTTTTTCTTTATCAGCAATAGCTTTCATCCATTTATCGACTTCTACACCTTTAGGTTTATAAATATTTTCGTATTCCTTGATTGCCTTCTCTAATTTGCTTGAAGTATTTTTAATTTTAGACATTTGACTCGTTATATTTGCAATTGTTGTCTCAGCATCTTGAAATGGTGCTGCAATATCGTCTGGTTCACCTCTACTTCCTGGTGGTGGTAGATCTGACTCATCAATTTTTGTCTCTGGTCGCTTGATTCTAGAAACTGGCAACTTGACTATGTCGGCACTTGGGGGATTTTTAGCCGTTATAATTCTTTTTATGTTTTCATTAAAAATAACAAGGTCTTTATCGTTAGCATTTTTTAAACTTCGCGCATGAATTTTAATTTGCTCTATAACTTTGTTAGGTAACTTATCATTTTGTCTAATCCATCTTAACATGTCTGTCCCAATTGGATGATTAAACAAAGATTTACCAAATTTTTTAATATTTCCACCAATACCTATAATATCTTTAGGCTTAATTCCTAATTTTGCTAAATTTTTATATATGTCAATTAAAGTTTTCATCAGTAGTATTCTTTTAGCACATGTGGACGGGGTTTGTCTTTATAATCTTCCGGATGGGTTAAGAATCCTCCTTGTCTAAACCTCATAACTGCTTGGGTGGTGCTATCCACTAAGTCATCATTGTCTCCAAAAGGAAATGCTGCGCACTCTTCTACCACTTCTTGAGCAAATTGAAGATGAGTAGGGGCCCAAACCTGGCCCGACTGAAATAAAGGGGCCACTGAGTTAACTCTAGCGTGTTTATCGTTACCTCTAGACGGGGTAAAATTGATAACGGGAATACCCATATTCCTTAATTCATAAGTTAAAGGAAGACCACTGGCTTTTGCCTCTATTAAAACAGTCTCAGGTTTCCAATATTTATATAATTTTAGTGCCTCGCGTCTTAATTCTGGGAACTCGTATCTATCTTTTACGGCGTCAAGTAAAATCAATTGCTGCGGACCATCTTCACTGGGCCTAAAAACACCCCAAGTTGTAATGGCACTAAAGTCTGCCGTTTCTTTTTTTAAATAAGCCGTATCATAACTTTGAATTACGTGATCACAGTGGGGAATGCCTTGATCTTCAGGCCATTTTTTCCACCACTCCCGTTTTAATATAGCTCCTTCTTCAGAAGTCGGGTTCTGCATATACTGTGAATTCCATTTAGGTAATGCAACAGATGCTTTAACAGATAGTAATTGATCTATGTCCCAATACTCTGGCCACACAGGTTTACCTGATGGCAAGATAGCTGGAAATTCTACAACTTCCCATTGATCAGCTTTAGGTTCTTTTTGTGCAGCTTGTAAAAGTCCTGTTAAATCTTTTGTGTTCCATCTAGTCATTACTAAAACAATAACACCATTAGGTTGAAGACGTTGTCTTGGTCCAGATGTGTACCATTCATAAGCTCGAAGTAATGCTTTATCGTTCATAGCATCTTGTTCCGAGTGTGGATCGTCAATAATTAACAAATCAGCACCTCTTCCAGTTACAGCACCTTCAACACCAACAGCGAAGTACTCGCCGCCTTGTGCTGTTTCCCAGCGACCAGCAGCTTTGCTATCTTCCATGAGTCTTGTAGGGAAGACTTCTTTATACTCTTCACTGTCCATCAAGTGCTTAGCCTTACGACCAAACCTTACAGCAAGTTCAGCTGTGTGGGTTGCTTGAATAATTTTTAATTTTGGGTTGTTACCAATCATCCACGCAGGAAGAAGAAAAGATGCAAACTCAGATTTTGTATGCCTTGGGGGCATATTCACAATGAGTCTCTTAATCTTTCTAGCTTTTAAATTATTAAATTTTTCTGCAATAATTTTATGATGGTCTCCTTCAATAAACTCAGGCCACATATGTTTTACAAAATGCATAAAATCATTTTGAATTTTACTATGTTTTTGTTTGAGGTCTTTTTGAAGTATTAATTTTTTTAATTCTTTTCGAGTCTCAGGTTCTAGGTTGTTTATATCTAATTCTTTTAAAATTTTTTTAATATCAGGCATAAGTACTCTTATGGGTGTCAAAACGTTTTTACCACCAACGACCATGTAAATCAAGCGACATAGTCTAAAGCAGTGGGACCCCTTTTGAGAGAGGGGGTTTTACATTAATATAGATTGTCTTTTTTAGGATCGAGGTTGGTACCTCTATGATAATAATAAAGGTACCAAGTTACTAGCCATTAATAAATAATATAAGTATTAAGCGACTAGCAGAAAGATACGAGGCGCGTTAGCGCCTCGTAATAGTTT